ATGAAGAGTTTAAGGAAAGTAAATGGAGGAATGTAGAATGATGACAATATCAGATTATATCAACATCATTTTGAAAAAGAAGAAATGGACTAGAGCAAGACTTGTACGTGAAATAAATAAATATGAAACTGATGGAGAAATAACAAGGCGACAAAACATTAATACAATTTTAAATCAAAACTACATCACACCTAAGTTTGCTAAGAAATTGGAAGTCGCATTAGGTCTTAAAGATAATGACTTATCAAGGTTTGTTTATGAGCCTTTATCTAAACAAGGTAAGATAGCATTAAGAGAAGTTAAAAAGAAATTAGGAGGCAGAAAATGAAAAAATGTAAGTTTTGCAATTTTAATAATAGTGAAAGTAATGAAATGCACAGAGATGATTTTGGTAGTTTTGAATTGAATTATTACAAGAAAAATGAATACCACGAAGAAAAATGTTCAATAGAAGCTAGATATGATTATGGCGAATGTGAAATGGATATAAATTATTGCCCTATATGTGGTAGGCAATTAAATAAGAAAAAAGGTGAGTAAATGTTAAAAGTAGGCGACAAGATAGAAATACATAAACCAAAAGAACCAAGTGGCTATGAAGAAACACTTAATAACATAATGTCAATGCTAAGGCAATCAAAAAAAGATGATGCGTTGAGATTACATTGGTGTAAGACTTTGCACGATGTGTTCGAGGCATTTTACGATAGTAGTAAAGAGTTTGGTACTGATGATTTAAAAGCTGTGCTAATGGCAAAGGATAAGTTCTTACCATTACTTAAAAAGATGATAGAAGAAGCTAAAATAGATAATATGGCTTCTTTTTTTGATATCTATAAACAAACCTATGCCTTTTGCGGTAGACGTGATTTTGAGTGTTTTATTGAGTATATGGAATGGGATAGACCAGTTAAGGTATTACCAACTCGTAGACAAGCGTTAGCACCATTCATTTACTATCTAGGGCAAACACCTTTTAATCACAAACTAAAATTGATATGTGCCAGTTACTCACCAAGTACGGGAAAATCATTTGTTGCAAATTATTTTAGTGCATGGTCTTATGGATTATTTCCTAACGATTCTATATTAAGAATTTCATACAGTGATGAGCTTGTATTAGGCTTTAGTAGAAGTATTAAAGACTTGGTAGGTAATGAATTGTTTGCCGATGTGTTTAAGGACTTTAAATTGTTTAATGGCAAGCCTTTTGATAAAGAAAAAGAGTCTGATTGGAAGATAAAATCATCTGACACACTGGTAAGCCACTATTCAAGAACACGAGAGGGTGCTATTACAGGTGTTAGAGCTAAATGGGCAATAATACTTGATGATATTATAAAAGGCGAAACAGAGGCTACAAACGAGGCTCTACATAGGTCTATTTATAATAAGTATCTTACAGAGTGGTCTAACCGTAAAGACGGAGATAAAACCATAATGATTGCATTGGGTACAATGTGGTCGCCTTACGATATTTTAAATAAAATTAGAGAAGCCGAGGAAAAAAAAGGTGAACTAATAGATGATGACAAGTTCAAATATGTCAAAAAGAATAAAAAAGGTAGTGCTGTCTTTATTGCAGTACCAGCTTTAGACGAAAATGATGAATCTACCATTCCTTTGATTAATTCTAGCGAATATTATAGAGATTTGAGAGAAGAACTTGATCCATACTTCTTTAGTTGTGTTTATCAACAAGAACCTATTGCCCCAACGGGATTAGAGTTCAATTATGATAACCTTTTAACGTATAAAGACTTACCAAAAGATGATAAAGGCGATATATTAGGTGAAAACTATTGTATGGCAGTATTAGACCCTGCAAGAAAAGGCAAAGACTTCGTGTCTATGCCTATTTTTAAGCCATTTGGAGAATTACATTACTTTTGGGATTGTATGTTTAAGCAAAAGCCAATGACAGAACTATATGATGAGATAGTTGATAAGATTATTACTAATCTAGTTACCAAATTAGTGTTAGAAAACAACACTGATACTTCATTAAAGACAGTTATAGAGGGCAAATTGCACGATAAAAGCTATTTTTTATGTGATATTATAGAAAAATACAATACTGTCAACAAAGAGCAACGAATTAAAAACAATAGAGGTATAGTGCAACGAAATTTGGTGTTCAAAGATAAGTCAATGGTAAGACCAAACACCGATGAGGGTAGATTTATGGAGAACTTAACAAAATATTCGTTTGATTATCCAAACAAGCACGATGATGCTCCAGATAGTGCGTGTATGTACGCTAGTGAGATAGTTTTAGGCAAGGGATATGTGCCTAGAGTAGAGCCAACCGACCGTAGAAAGTGGGGATTTTAACGATTTTAAATAAAATAACAATAAAGGTACATAGTTTACTTGCATTATTCTGTAAAAGTGTTAATATTAATAGTGGAATAGTGTACCAAAAGTTAGCAACTATAAAAAGTTGCTTTTTTTATGTCTTAAAAACGATGAGAGTAGGTGGCAAAATTGTCAATTATTAGTGGAGCAAATACAAATGCAGAAACAAAACAATTATTTGGTAGAGAAGTCATTTATTCACCTTATACCCAAAGCGAATTAAATGAAAAGACAATTAAAGAAATAATTAAAAAAGCTATGGAAACACACGAAAAAAATAGAGCTGATATTGATTATTTATATAATTTTTATAAAGGTAAACAGCCAATCTTGTCTAAGACAAAGGTTGTTAGACCAGATATAAACAATATTGTATTAGAAAACCACGCATTTGGAGCGATCGAGTTTAAAAAAGGGTATGTCTTTGGCAAACCGATTAAGTATGTTCAAAGAGATGATGTTTCTACTGATGAAATATCTAAGTTAAACAGTTATATGTTGGCAGTAGATAAACAATCAAAAGATACTGAACTTTCCGAATGGATTTACATCGCAGGTCAAGGATATAGAGTTGCATTACCTAGTAAAGATGATGATGCTCCTTTTAGAATAGAAAACTTAGACCCACGAGATACAGCAGTTGTATATGAAGCAGGCATAGGGCATAAACCTTTACTTGCTTTTACTTACTTTACTTATATTGAAAAAAACGGTCAAGAAGCTAAAAAAGGCAGTATTTATATTAGCAAAAAGTATTATGCCTTTGAATTTAAGGGAACGGATATCAAATTAAGTAATCCGCAAGAACTTATATTTGAAGAAATACCAATAGTTGAATATTCATTAAATAAATCAAGATTAGGCATAGTTGAAATAATTATGTCAGCTAATAATGTTTTAAATAAAATAGCTTCAAACGATATGGACGGTATAGAGCAATTTATACAAAGCCTTGTTGTTTTTGTTAATCAAGATGTTGATGAAGAAGAATTTAAAAAGTTAATGAATTTAGGAGCAGTAAAAATAAAAAGTGCTAATCCTCAAATGCCAGCCGATGTTAAGTTGCTTATAAATCAATTAAATAATTCAAATACAAATATCTTTTACGAAAGAACATATAACAATATGCTCACTATCGTAGGAGTTCCAAGAATAAGCAACAAAGCATCAGGTGGAGATACAGGACAAGCTACATTAGTTGGCGAGGGTTGGACTATGGCTGACCTTAGAGCCGATCAAGATGAACTAATGTTCAAAAAGGGTGAGAAGCAAACTTTAAAGATGATTTTAAAGATATGTAATCTAAGCCCTGCTAGTGGCATTAAAAAATTATCAATAAAAGATGTAGAAACAAAATTTGAGAGAAATAAATCAGACAACTTACTTGTTAAAGCACAAGCATTGCTTAACTTGAAACAAGCCGAAGTTCCACCTGAAATAGCCTACGGAGTAGTAGGACTGTTCAGCGACCCTAATGAAGTCTACCAAAGAGCGTTAGCATACTTTGGTGATGAATTATGGAAGCAAATAGAAAAGGCTGTACAGCCAATTCAAAACGATACTAACAAAGACACTACAAAATAGTGTTTTTTTGTTTGTATATAAAAAATTGCTCATCTTGCAGAGCATAAATGCAAGGCACTCAATTCGCCACGGAGGCGTAATAAAACGGAGTGGAGAGGGAAAAATGAAAGACAAAATCAACGCAATTTTCGATGATGATACTTTAGATGAAGAAGCAAAAAAGACAGCACTACTTGAAAGTACAAAAGACTTTGTACCAAAAGCAAGACTTACTGAATATGCCGATAAACTAAGGACAGCTGAAAAAGAACGTGATGATGTAAACACTGAACTAAAAACAATTAAGGACGCAAGTATGACAGCCGAGCAAAAAGCTAAAGCCGATATGGATAAGTTCAAACAAGACCAACTTCTTTTATCAAAAAAATTAAACGAGGTTGATGTAAGAACACTATTCACAGGTGCAGGTTTAGAGCAAGCCAAAATTGATGAATTAGTTGAAAAGGTTGTTAGTGATGACCACGATAAATCAATAGCGTTAGCCAATAGTTTTGTCGCTATTTTTAACGATGTTAAAGAGAACACAAAAAAGACTACTACTACCGATTTGTTAAGAAACACACCAGCACCAGTTGTTAGTAATTCAACACCAAAAGAAATCAGTAAAGACGATTTCAAAAACATGGCTTATGGAGATAAGAAGCAATTATTTGCTGAAAATCCAGAGCAATTTAAAAAATTATCCGAATAAAGAAAGAGGGAATAACAAATGGATGATGTAACAGTATTAGAAAACTTATTTACTCCTGAAGTAGTTGCAGGAGAAATTAAAACAAAATTAGTAAACAATATTATGTTTTCAGGCTACGCAAAATTTAGAGATACTTTAAAAAATAGAGCAGGAGATAAAGTAACAAGATACAAATATTCATATATTGGAGATGCTGAGGAATTTACTGAGGGTAACGATATTAGTTATGGTAAATTAACACAAGTACCTACAACTGTAACAATTAAGAAAGCAGGTCGTGGAGTTCAATTAACTGATGAAGCTGTATTAATTGGTATAGGAGATCCAGAGGGAGAAGCAGTATCACAAATTAGATTGGCTATTGCAAGTAAGATTGATAATGACTGTGTAACAGCATTAGAGAATATTGCACCAGCTATGACAGTCGGAGATGGAAGCACAAAAATTGGTGCTACTCTAGTTGAATTGGCACAAGAAAAGTTTGATGAAGAAGATGGCGACGAAGAAATGGTTAAAGTCTTATTCATAAAGAACACTCAAAAGAAAGATATTAGGTCAGATGTAAACTTTATTCCAGCAAGCGAAATGAAAGCTGAAATGATGGTAAGTGGTGCAATAGGAGAAATCTTAGGTTGCCAAATCAAAGTATCTAAGAAAGTTAAAGATGAAAATGGAGTAGTTAATAACTTCATACTTAAAGGTACACCTTTAGCAATCGAAATCAAGAGAGATATTATGCCTGAAAGAGATAGGGATATCGACAAGAAAATCACTAAAGCCAATGCTGATGTTCATTATGGTGTTTATCTTGAAGAAGACCAAAATGCAGTTAAGATTGTTTCTAAAGGCGAAAGCACAGTAGTAACAAGTTTATAATCTAAAAATGTAAGAGAGGAAGTGTATTTATGACCGAAGAATTGCAACTTAATAAGATGAGATTAGAAATATTGGGTGATGTATCAATCGCTACCAAAGATGAAGTGTTCAAACTAAAACTCGAAGATGCAAAGAATATCGCCTTAAATGCACTTTACCCTTACGATAGCACAGTAGTTGCATTGCCAACAAGGTGTCAATATTGGCAAGCAAGATGTGCAATAGAACTCTATAGGATAATGGGTGAAGAAAATATCAAAGCCTATTCTGAAAATGGGATGGATTATACACGAGGAACTGGATTGGTTTCAAATGAATTAATGAGTGAATTAACTCCGACAGCAGGTGTTATTTTATGAGAATAACAAAGACAATTTATATTGCCAAAAAATTAAGTAGTGGACTAGATGATGAGGGTAATACCATTACCGTCTATGACACGCCTAAGCAATATGAGTTTAATGTTCAACCTGCAAGTAGTTTTAGTGATATTCAAATATATGGTGAGAGGTCAACTGCAATGCAAAAAGCAGTTATACCTGTATCTTACCTAAATCAATTTAAAGAGTTTGATGTTGCTTATTTGGATGGTGCTATACCAACTGGTGAAGCACTAAATGGTGATAAGGCAAATTATGTCTTAATGCCACCTAGAAATGGGAATAAAGTAATAATAATATATTTTCAAAAAAAGTGAGAAAAGAGGGTAATTATGGAATTGAAAAAAGGTCTGTTAAAAGTTAGTCTTTTCGATATGAGAGATATAGACAACTATATTAAAGCTGGTTGGAAATTAATTGAAAAACCAATCGTGGAAAATATAGTATGCGAAGAATCTATCATAGAAGAAATAGTTATAGAGAAGCATAAATCAAATAAAAAGGTCAAAGAAATTGAAAACAAAGACAACGATATTATCGAGTAATAGTTTTAAAGATTTAGCAAAATTTATTGATAGTTATAAATTAGCATTAGAAAAAGGTCAAGCAAATGGTATTCAAAAACTTGTAGAAATAGGCAAAGAGCGAGTAATTGCTAACAGCCCTAATATAAGTGGTGCAAGGCTAGAAAGTGCTATTAAAACCGATGTAACACCCGAATTAGGGCGTATTTATACCAATGATGAAGTAATAGTGTTTAATGAGTTTGGAACTGGCATTGTTGGTTCTAATAATTCTCATCCTGAAGCAAGTGCTAAAGGGTGGCGATATGATGTCAATGAACATGGTGAAAAAGGTTGGTATTACGAGGGTGATGATGGCGAATGGCATTGGACTAAAGGCTTACCTGCTAGTAAGATGTTTTTTAATACTAAAGAAGAACTTAGACAAATCGCTAAAGACACTATGACTATTGAACTCAATAAGTCGATAAAGGATATTTATTAATGTTAGATATTTATGACCAAATGTTTAGTTATGCTAAAACTTATATAACTTCTAATTCTATATACACACCTCACATAATCCCATCTTATCCTAACGAAACACCAATATTCCCTATTGTTTCAATAGAGGAAGTTCAACAAGTAATATCTAGTGAGAATCTTAGTAAAGGTGAAAGAAAAACAAGACTAACACTTGAAGCTAATGTGCTTTCGCAAGAAAAAACTGTTGATGGTAAAAAGGTGTCAAATCTCACAATAAATAAAGAATTAGTTAAATTAGTCAGTGATGTTTTTGATAAACATTACGGAATGAAAGTAACTATAAAATCAGCACCAAATATGGATGCAAGTATTAAACGAACTTTAATAACTTGTACTGCTGATGTAGACAATGAAAAATTAATAATTTATAGGAGGAATTAAAATGGAAGAAACAATCGCAATTAGTGATGTAGGCACAATGCTTTATGTATTAAGTGGAAGTGTTTACGAGGAATTAGTTGGCATTAGAAGTGTACCAGCTAGTGGTAGTGCAGGTGGTAGTATTGATGTTACTGAATTAAAATCAGCAGTCAAACAAAACATACCTGATAGACCAGAAAGCCCAGACCAAGACTTTGAATACAACTATACTGACGCTAAATATACAAAAGTTAAAACAGTATGTGATGGAGATGCTCACACATTCTTGGTTAAATATCAAGATGGTTCAGGTCATACCATTACAGGTATTGCCCAAACTTGGAAATTAGAAGTAAGTGGTGGCTCAGAAGTAAAAGGAATGCTTCATATAGTACCCACAAACATTGCGGATAAAACAACTGCCGAAGTAACAACTTTATTAGTTGGAACAAGTTTATAAAAGAAAGGGAAAGTAGTTTATGAATACGTGTACGATAGAAATTAAAGAAAAAGAATATACATTATGCCTTAACAGAGATGCCATAAGATTAGCCGAGGGAATGGGTTTTAATATGGCTGAAATGGAGCAAGGTATAAAAATATTAACTCACACTGAAATATTGTGGAGAGCAGGCTTCTATGAAAACCATAAGGAAGTAAATGATAGTCTATCTTTGAAATTAAAAGAAAGTTATCAGGCAGAGGGTGGAGATGTAGGAGAAGTTGTTGCTTTTCTTATCCAAGAATACATGGGTTTTTTGACTGCCCTTACCAATGGCAAATCAGAGAAGAAAGCCAAAATAGTAAGGGTGTAATTCAAGAACACAAAAGTCTTACTGAATATTTTTATGAACTACTACCTTTTGCTATCGAATACGGTATGTCTACTAATGAATTCTGGAGGGAAAACCCCAATTCGTTTTGGGCATACCGTTTTTCTTTTATCAATAAGCAAAAAAGGGATGCAGAAAAAGATAATGAACGTGCTTGGTTACAAGGGCTTTATTTTTATAATGCCATAAGTATTTCGTTATCTAATATGTGGTGTAAAGATGAAAGTAAAAAACAAACATACATAAAAGAGCCAATCGACTTTAGTCCTAAAAAGATAAAAAGTAGAGATGAAATTATTAAAGAGAAAAAAATAGAAGTTGAAAATGACATAAGAGAAAGAATGAAAAAGACACAAGAATTATTAAAGAAGGTAGGTGGTAAAAATGGATGAGGCATTAGAAATAAAAATTAAAAGTACATTGAAAGAGGTTTTACCACTTTTTGATGAACTTAAAAGTAAAATAACAGGAACTGATAAAGCAATAGTAAGCATGAAAGCAAAACTTAACAAAAAAGGCGAATATAGTGGTTTAACTGTTGGTATTAAAGAAACCGTACAAGAAACCAAAAACTTAACCAATGAAACAAATACTCTTAAAAAAGCATTAAGTTTTACAGGATTACTTTATGGTATTAAAAAAGCCTACGGTATAGTAAGTGGATTTGTAGAAGAATCAATAAATTATTCTGAGAACTTAAACTTGTTTAATGTCGTAATGGACGAGGGAACTACTAAAGCAATGAAGTTTCAAAATGCTTTGAACGAAGCTTTTGGTACTAATCAATCAACAACGGTAAAATATCAAGCATTATTTCAATCAATGAGTGAAAATATGGGTATTGCTGATGGCTATGCTAACACATTGTCTGAAAGTTTTACTAAATTAGGATTCGACCTAGCATCTTTATATAACATAAGTGATGAAAGTGCTATGCAAAAATTAAGAGCTGGGCTAGCAGGACAAACTAAACCATTAAGAGATATAGGGCTTGACATTACACAACAATCACTAGAACCAATTTTAAAGAGATTAAATCTTACAAATGATGATGGAACTGATAAGACTATAAGACAATTATCACAAGCCGAAAAGATGGTTGTAAGATATATTGCAGTGTTGGAGCAATCAACATCAGCACATGGAGATTTTGCAAGAACTATTGAATCACCCGCCAACCAATTAAAAATATTTGGTATGCAAGCAAAAGAAACAGGTAGAGCAATAGGCAACTTCTTTATTGGTGCTTTAGCATCAGTTTTGCCTTATTTAAATGGCTTTATGATGGCTATTAAAGAAGTATTTAAAGCATTGGCTAGTATGATGGGAATTGATGTAAGCAGTTATAACAGCGGAATAAGTACAATGGAAGATGCTTTTGTTGATGTAGAAGATACTGTTGATGATACAACTGACAAGACAGCAAAATTAAAAAATATGCTACTAGGTTTTGATGAAATAAACAACATTAGTACACCCGAATCTTCATCAGTAAGTTCTTCTAGTGGAATAGGTGTCGTAGATCAAAAATTATTAGATGCTATGAGTGGCTATGATAATCTAATGGATCAAGTCAGTATGAAAGCAAACACCATAAGAGATGACATTCTTTCTTGGTGGGGCATTACTAGAAAAGTAAATGATGAAACAGGTGATGTTGAATATGGCTTTGAATTAACAGGAAAAAGCATAGTTGGAATAGGAGCAACAGCAATTGTTGCTGGCGTTGGTGTTTCAAAATTAGTTGGTGGTATAGGTGGAATTTTAACTAAAGTAGGACTTCTTACACCAAAAGTAGTAGCAACAGGAACAGCGGTTGCAGGTGCAACAGGCAAAGTGGGTTTATTATCAAAGGGATTAGGGCTTTTAAAAATAGGTGCTAAGGCAGTAGTAGCAACTCTTGGGTTGCCTACAATAGGTGCAATTGGTGCAGTAGTTGCTGGGCTCGGAGTATTAACATACATTGGGTTACAACCTGCCATAAAAGAAACTGACTTGTTTGGTAAAGGTATAAGTAAAACAACCAAAACCAAACTAGAGCCATTTATAGATACGATGGATGCTTTAAGTACAACAGTTAAAAAAATAAACTTAGGTGATGTTGTATCAGCCAATGCAGTTAACGAAGTTCAAACAAATACAAGTAAGATTGTTACAACTTTAAAAAATGACTATTTAAAAGATGTTGAAGAAGTTGAAAAAAAATTAAGTGATAAAGAACTATATCCGTCATTAACTGATGAAGAACGAGATAATATGTTGAAGCAAGTTCAAAAGGTTAACAATGATAGAATTGCTGAAATAGAAAAATATGAAACTAGAATTGGTGAGATATATACAACTGCTTCCAACGAAAATAGAGGTTTAAAAGAAACTGAAAAAAACGAAGTTAATACAATTATGAATCAAATGAAAGATCAAGGTATTAAAACTCTAACTGAAAATGAAGAAGAACAAAGACTTATTTATACTAGAATGAAAGAAAATGCAACAGCATTAACTGCTCAACAATATTCTGACATTTTGAAAGAAGCAAAGAAAAATAAAGAAGATATTATTAAAGAGGCACAAGATAAAAAAGATGAAGAGTATAAATTAGCTAATCAACTCTATTATGATTTAGGTGCTATTGACGAAACAAAATATAAAGAAATGTTAGCTAGTGCTGATACAAATTATAATACAGCAGTTGCAACAGCAGACACAGCATACAAAGATATAGCGGAATCAGCAAGGTTAAATATGGGTGTAGCATCTAAATACGTTGATACTGAAACAGGAAAAATGAAAAATTCATTTTCGGTATGGTGGGGAGACTTGTCGGGCAGTTGGAATAATTTTTGGAAAGATTGGAAAGTAGGCTACGACCTTATTAAAGGGAAAGTCACCACTGCATTAGATAGTTTCTTTGGTAGTAGCAACACGTATGGTGGCAACGGGGGTAATTTTTTTGAAAATTTTGCGAAAGACTTCGGTGTTGTTTGGAACGCTGCTTTCAGTAAACGCGCTAATGGTGGATTCCCAGCAACGGGTGAAATGTTTGTTGCAAGAGAAGCAGGACCTGAATTAGTTGGCACAATGGGAGGACATACAGCGGTAGCAAATAATGACCAAATAATAAATGGTATTAAACAAGGCGTCTATGAAGCAGTATCACAAGCTAATAGGAGTAATAGTGGTTCAACAACTGTTAAAGGCACAATTAATGGCAAAACACTTTTAACTATGGTAATTGACGGTGTAAATGGTGTAACAGACCAAACAGGCGAGTTTCCATTTGATTTGAGGTGGCAATAATGGATGATTTAATTAAAATAGGCGGAAGCACAGGCACAGTATTAAGCAATATTGCTGGCTATGATGTTAGCTGGAATGATATTAGTGATAATAGTACAAGAAATGCACAAGGCAATATGAGATTAAACCTTATTAATGATAAACGAAGAATAGATATTACTACTACTTACTTAACACAAACGCAATTATATGCGTTTTTTTCTTCAATACCTGTCGGAGAATTAACTGTTTATTATTTTGATCCGTACACAGGAACATATTTAACCAAACAATTTTATCGTGGAGATAGAAAGGTATCTATGCAATGGGATTTAACAGATAAAGGCAAACTTTATAAACCAGTAAGCATAGCATTGATTGAATTATGATTACAGTTAGTGAGAGATTTAAAACAAAGTGTAAGGAACAAGTTGCAACTAATAGATTAGGTTATTTAATGCAAGGAACAACGGAGATAAGAGATGATTTAATAAACTTCTCTATCTCCGATACTTGCTTTGTAAATGGTAAGATATTAGGAACAACAGTTGTCAAAGAACTTAATGCTGAACTATTAGGCGACCATTCATTAATAGATAAAGAATTAAATGCCTATGTAGGGCTTAAATATGACGATTTAACCACGGAATATATTAACTTAGGCAAGTACACAGTAGTTAAGCCTGAGAATCCACAAACAGCCTCAAAAACCACGTTTAAAGCACAAAACGATATGAGCAAGTTTAAAGTTCCTTATATAGATAATAACGAGTATCCAACAACGTTGGGAATTATATTTGAAAATTTATGTAGTCAATTATGTTTAACTCCTTTTTCTACTACATTTTTAAATAGTGACTTAGTTGTAGATGGTAATTATTATACAAATAATGAAAATTGTGATGCTGTATTAAGTGATATAGCTGAAAATGCTTGTTCATTTGCCGAAATAGGTGCTAGTGACAACAAAGTATATCTAAAAGAACTATCTAGCACAGTTAACGAAACAATAGATGCCAGTTTGTATGATGAATTTATACCTAAAAAAATATATGGACCAGTAAACTCACTTGTTATTAGATTAAGTGGCGTAGAGGGTGAAAATGTTGCTAGACAAGATGATGAAAGCATAGCTACAAACGGACTATGTGAAATAACTATTGCTGACAATGAATTTTTACACGACCAAACAACAAGAGAATCAGTTATAGATAGTATATGGGATAAAGTAAAGGGGCTTACTTATGTTGATTGCGAATTAACTAATTGCTGTTTACCTTATTTAGAAAAAGGCGACAAAGTAACTATTAAAGACAAAAACAATAATGATGTTGGTGCTTATGTTTTAGATTATGATTTTACTTACAATGGAACTTTAACAGGCTCTATAAAGTGTCCTAGTCTAACACAAACGGAAACAGCATTAAAAAACACAAGTCTACCATCCAAATTTAAGAAAGTTGAATACGAAATAAATAAGTTAGATGGCAAGATAACACAAACTATTGCAAGTGTTGATGAAACAAATAGCAAATTAACATTTGTAGAACAAGATGTAGAATCTATTAATGAAAAAATAGAAGATAACCGATACTACATTGATGACGAGGGAAACCACCAGCTTATTTCGTCAAAAGTGTTCGACTTAACCAAATCAGTAGAGGGAATAGACTTAACCCTAACACAAATAGGCGGATCAAATCTACTTATTAATCCCGTAGGACTGTTTGGTTCATACGGCTGGACAGGAACTTGCAAAGAATATACAGACACCGAAATAAAAAATAATACTTTTGGAAAATCAGCGTTGTTCTTGCAAAACGGAACACGAAGTCAAATAGTTCAAGTACCTAACGGGCAGTATACACTGTCTTTTTTATATAAAAAATTAATTGAATTGGCAGTATGCACGATAACAATTAATGGCACAGTGATGACTTTAGATAGTTTAGTGTGGGCTAGTAAACAACTAACATTTGACGTTAATTCAAATGTTATTCAAATCGACATAACAAGCGATACGAACGACAGTTGCTATGTTTCAGACAATATGCTTAATGCTGGGATTATAGCTCAAAAGTACAGTTCAAATGCAACTGAAGTTGTTACTAATAACGTCAAAATAGGTGATGGAATTGAAATCAGTTCTAACGCCAAAAACACTCTATGGAAATCAGATACTGATGGAACGAGAATATATAACACAAACGACTTAGTAAATCCAAAAACGGAATTTACAGCAGAGGGAACAATAACGGACGAGATAACAGCTAAAAAAGGCGAAATAGCAGGCTGTTTAATACAAAAACATACCATTAATGGCAAACGCCATACATGGTTTTCGTAGGAGGTGAAATAGATGGCAAAACTACCACAAACATATTATACAAATTATTTTCGAACAGGAACAACAACACCTTATGCTACAGGTGACTGGAAGTGGAGATTTGAAGTATCTTTAATTTCACAATCCACAGCAAACGACTCATCTTATGTTAGAATTAGAAGCTATGTTATGTTTGCAAACCAACCTAGTGGAGCATCTTCAAGACCGTGGTTATCCTATTACAGGATAGATAATGGTGCTACATCCTATGGAGATCACGTTCAATATGCTCCCTCAGCAGGGAATAGTGAATATTTAGTAAATACTCTTTATAAAACAATCTATCACACAGCAGATAACCCAAAGACTTTTGAATTGGATTTATCTGGCGGGTATAATTATTATGATGAGGACTATTCAAATCATACAGAATCAAGCAACAACTCAATAACTTTACCAGCAATTTCGATATATCCAGTCGTAACAACAGAGTTATATGATGTAGGTCCTGATTATGTTAAAGTTAGATACGTAACATATTCACAAGCCGACACACCTCAAATTAGATTGTGGAGTGGTGGTGCATGGGGGCAATGGAGGACAGCAGTAGATAACCCAGTATTACTTAATAAAAAGGACGATGAAACATACTTAAATCCAAGCGTATCAGGTTATCAAGTTCAAATGCAATTTAGACATCCTGATAGTGGGTTGTGGAAAGAGTGCGACCCTATTACATTTGATACACTTTCTAATAACTACTTGACCAACTATCCTGATTTTACTTTGGGAAGCAATACTTTCAATGTAAGTTTATATAACCCAAAATCTTACCGAACAATGTTATACATAAAAGACAAAAACAGTACTGTGCTTGGCACTAGAGATAATATAACAACAACGACATATCAATTAGCATTAACAGAAGATGAAGTTGACGGAATATGTGAAGCTAACCCAACAACCAATTTAGCATCTTATAGTATTGATGTTGAAACATATAATGGTGATGGTGTTAAAGTGGGTGCTACTCAAAATAAAGGCGGAACGTGCACTATTGTAAATGCTAACCCCATATTTAGTAATTTCACTTACGAAGATATAAATTCCAAAACAGTCGCTTTAACAGGTGGCAATGATACAGATGGCTATCCTATTATAAAAGGCTATTCTAACTTGCGAGCAATAGTTTCCGTAGCAAATAAGGCAGCAGCCCAAAAAGGGGCTACAATGGTCAAATACAGGCTTGTAGTGGGAGCGAAACAAATTGACGTTAATTACAGTGATAGTGCTGATGTTAATTTAGATATTAATGCAATAGACAATAATATGTTTACTGTTTATGCAATAGATAGTAGAGGTAATTCTATATCTAAACAAATATCTCCTAGCGCATACTTAGATTATTCACCTATTAATATAATCAATTCAGTGGATAAGCCTACTATTGCATCAAGAACGGACAGTACAGGCGAGGAAACAACATTAACGTTAAACGGATCTATTTGGAATGGTAATTTTGGCAGTGTAACAAACAGTATTAAAACGTGTACTTACAAATATAAGAAAGTGCAAGATACCACATATACGGACGGAGTAACAGCTCTTACACCAACATTGAGCGACAATACCTATTCACTATCATCTTTAATTGCTGGTGATTTGGGCGCTTTAGGCTTTAATGTTGGTTTTTCATACAACATTCAAATAACAGTCACAGATGAATTATCAACAAAGACATACGATTTACAACCTTTGCAGACAGCGACACCATCAATGGATATATTTGAAGAAGGGGGAGTTTCTTTTGGATCTCCTTATGATGAAGGATTAGGTGGACCAATACAGGCACAAGTAGACGGAAAAAATTATAAATTGTTAACAACTAATGATGGAATAGCCAAAGGTACTATTCTTTGGACTAATGGAAGCCCGACAAGTGGGTTCAATGCACAAACGGTTACCGTAAGTGACATGAGCGATTACGACATAATAGGAATATGGTTTTGGAGAAATACAACTAATGATTCTTTACAAGAAGTTAGAGTTAAAAAAGGTTATGGTGGATCATTTGCATATTTTGAAATGGGAACAACATACGTACAAGTAAGAGATTTTGCTTATTCCAGTGCCACACAAATATTGTTTAAAGATGGACGCTTGAATACTGGTGTTGATAACACAAGAGCAATCCCCATGTACGTAGTTGGTTATAAAAGAGGATTATTTTAATTAGAAAGGAGTAAAAAGGGAATGGACTTAACAACAGTATTAGGCTGGATAGTGCCGACCTTGATTGGGGCTTTGATAGCATTTTTAACAAATCAAATAATACAAAACAAATCGCTAAAACAAAGCATGATAGCATTATTAAGAGGGCAAATTGTATCAAATTGTGAGCAGTATAATAAAACTGGATATTTACCTGACTATGCTAGATATACAATAAATGAATTAGGAACGAATTATAGTAAGTTAGGTGGTAATCACGGAATACAAGAATTGATTAGCAAGACAAATCAATTACCACCTATAAAGATTACAAAAAGTAAGCAACGATAAGTTGTTTTTATTTTGGAAAAGGAGTGATAAATAATGGAACATAAAAGAGGCGACACATTAAGTTTTTTGATTAATTTAGTTGATGATAACAACCAACCGCTAGATTTAGAGGTAACACAAATACGTTCACAAATGCGAAATTCAGTTAATAAACTTATTGATGAATTTACAGTAACTAAAACCGAAACTATAGGTGAATATTTATTTGAGGCTCAAGCAGACACTAACACTTATCCATTGTCTACTTTATATAGTGATATTGAAATCAATGAAGATGGTATTATTGCATCATCTGAAACTTTTGAAATAGAAATTGTAAAGGACATAACACAAAATGGAAACGCTTAAAATACAGGTTAGTTTTCTACCAAAAGAGCCGATAAAAGTAAATGTAAATTTAAAGCCTATAAAACCGATAACTGTAACAAAAGTTGTAATAGGGAAAAAAGGCAAATCTGCTTATGAAGTTGCAGTCTTAAACGGATTTGATGGTAACGAGCAAGAGTGGTTAGACAGTTTAGTTGGCAGAGACGGATATACACCTATTAAAAACATAGATTACTTTGATGGTAATAAAGGAGATAAAGGGGATACTGGTGAGCAGGGAATAGGTGTTCATGGTGAGCAGGGAATACAAGGAATACAAGGACTTACAGGGGCTAAAGGTCAAGATGGTAAATCTTCTTTTCAATCAGCAATAGATGGAGGATTTACAGGTACAGAAGTTGAATTTAATACTCAATTGGCAAGCATAGGCAATATAAGTTCTGTATTAGATTTAATCAATGGCGAGGTGATTTAAATGAGTACAGTAGCAGATAAACTAACTTACTTGAATGAAACCAAACAACTTATAAAGCAAGCATTGATAGATAATAGTGTGGTTGTAGCAGATACCGACACGTTTAGAAGCTATAATGCCAAAATACCGTTTGTTAATGCGGAGTATAAAGATTGGCAGACAGGCTGCTTAGATAGGATAAATTTTCAATCTGCATTTTATACGTCAAAAATAAAATCATTACCAGCAGATTTTATCCTACCAGCATCAATAACAACTCTAACTTTAACATTCTCAAATTGCTTAGAACTCATATATTTGCCAACGATAGATATTTCAA